AGCCCTACCATGAGGCGTAGGTTCCTCCATTTCCGGCATGGATGCCAAGAAGCTTGAGTTTGTGAAGCTCAATGCCACACGAGCTGGGCAGGCCTAAGAGGTGCCCATGACTCGTTTTCTCCCCAAAGATCAACAGCTCGGCCATTATAGCGAACTGTGGGGAACCCCTCGTACTCGTGACGCGCAGATTCAATTGCGTGAGCGTATAGGGCATGGTCAAATTCGTCTAATTGTCTGTCGACGTAACCAAGCTTCACAAGCTTAGGGCGACTCAAAGAGACGTTGCGCCGAGGGCGCAATTCCTCGTGGTAGCGGGCACGCGACTGGACCTGAACAAGGCCAATCGGGTGACTAAACTCAGAGCACACACGGCAAGCCATGCCGCACTCCGGGTTCCACATTTCGCAGACTGCACACTGCCACGCAGTGCGAGTCCAACCACAAGGGCAGTCACGCGTCAAAGGGCAACAGTTCGAGCACTCTGGACACTTCCAAAACTCAAACTCATCTTTGACCAGAGCAACTGCAGTGACTCCGCCTCCATCCTTGTAGCGTAGTCTGGACGAGAGCAGCCTCGCCTCTCCAGGCAAGTTCTGTCCCATATCAGGATCGAATTTGGCCAGCTCAGCCTTATATCGATGACCCATTTCCTTGAGCTCAAACTCCTCAGTGTTCCAATATGAGGGCTTTCCGTAGACGTCCCAGGGAGTCTCGAAAAGTTGAGGCAGTGAAGCTGCTTCTTGCATACCAGGACCATACGGGACGGTCACAGCATTTGGTACCGACAACAGGGCACCAGCAACAAAGCGCTGCTCAAGGGTCACACAGACCTTCCAGTTCGATCCAGAAGGGTGACCACAGATCTCTCCATTAGCGCGACGACAACGAGCCTTGCCATGACGACAAGGGAGCCTATTGCCGAGACCGCCTAGAGACTGATGGATGAAAAGATTGCGACCTGCAGCAATCCGATCGCTTTCCACGTGATAACGAACCAGGAAACGTTGCAAAACCGTCCACTCCATCGAGCTGTTGTGACAGCCGTCGAGAATTTGGGTGATCACACACGTAGGATCAAATGGTTCGTCGAGCTTCTTCTGACCGTGTTCAAGGCCAGACGCGCGAACAGGCACCTTGAAAGGTGTGCCTTCAAGCACGTTACAGATGTACGATTGGCTGTTGATGTTAGCATAGTTTTCGTGAGTGTAGGATTTTCCCTTTGATTCTTTGAAACCAAGATACTTCTCACAGAACTCCCAAAACTCTGCTTCTAGCGCATCAGTACTGATCGCCAAACGGTCATCGCCGTTAATCCGTACGCCCTTCAGAAGATCATCCAAGGGGCGAACGTCGCCGCATCTGCGGAGATTGCTCACGTGGGCAGCAAGTACCTCAAAACACAAGATAGGGAAAGATGTCCTCTCTCCCATCAGTGTCCCAAGAGTCTGATGCACTGGTTCTATTTCTCCCGTACCCTCCAAAAGCTCGCCCTGGGGGCTATACAAATGATAGGCCGGGTAAGTGACCAAGTGCTCCCCATTACTAGCCTGAATGATGGCCTGAATGTGCGGCGGGAGGAACATTATGAGCACATCCATGATACAATCACGAAAATACCCGTTTGTCCCATCAGAAGCACCAGAGAAGTCCGAGGAGGCCCATTTGAACCAACTGAACTCACCAAACGCGGAATCAGGGTCGCCCCGCCCGCAATTTGCTCTGATGTCAATCAAGTCGAAGGTCGATGGACTCCTGCCGACTAAACCAAAACACGAAACTGTCTTGTTGAATTCAAAGATAGATTTTTGGAAAAAGCCGCTCATATACTGAAGAGCAGCCTCACCTTTCGTGATGATACGTACTTTGAAAGGTTCGAGTACGCAGGCAACTTTTGCGAGTGCCAAATCGCGATCACAGGCTTTGAGTGCGTCAATGAAGATCTCATTCATCCACACCTTCTCAGCCTCCGGGAAATTAAACGTTTCAAACCACGAGTTCTCATACCGAGTTCCGTCTACTACTATATCTTCGTAGAACGTCACTGATTTCACCTCGGGCAGTTCCTCCCTATTCACATGTGCCAGACGAGCCTGATAGACATCATCGTCAAAAACAGTAGTGTCATGCGCAAACCCCAGCGCACGCTGCTGCGGACCAAACCCACAGAAGTCGATACCGGGAACCACCATAGGGGCTCCGGGACCGAACACACGTTCCATTAAATGACCAATCTGTCCAAAAGCTTTCTTGGAGCTCTCTACGCACGCGCTGTTAGACGCGGCGAAGGGCTTCTCCCAAGATCCAGAGTAGAACTGTTCTCCAATAAACTTAGCCGCTCTTTCGAGTAGCGGGAAAATCGTACGCACAGTCTTCTCAATAACAGGCTTGTCTGTTGCCATTCGTTTACCCACGCTGGCCGCGTGTTTATGCATGGTGACGATTGCCGCTGCCTCGGTGAGGCGAGCAGCAGCGTTCTTCAACTTGAAGGTCGAAGACCAAAGAGACACATTCTTCCGAGTGAAGTGCATGCGACTCTTTGCCCACTTTTTCCAAGCACCACCAAAGCGGTACCCGGACACATCAGGAAGCGGATTGCCTAGAAACTTAGCCTTAAAAAAGCACACAAGATTCTTAGCTCGTCCCCAATATGTGATCTCATCGTCAGCCAACAGCCACTCCGTGGAACAACCACGAAAGCTCTGCTGAACCGCGATCGACGCACCAAAATCACCAAGTAACTCTGTGAATGCGTCTACAAATTGTGCCACGACCCTCTCGGAATCCTTCACTTTCCAAGTGTTAGGACCAAAAGAACCGCTGACGCGTAGCTTCTCCAGCTTAGCGTCACAAACTGCAGTAAATTCAGGGACTTCTGAATTACTGGCCTGCTCGACAGGCTTATCGTTCTTCGCACGGGGTGCGTTGAGATCCATCGTGCTTTTGCACATGGATTACGATAACAACTGTTTCTATTCGGATGATAAATCCGCGTAAAAATCC